TCGTAAAACTGCGAGGGTGTTAGCTCTAAAAACGCATAGGCGGTTGTTTCCGTAGCGTCCCAGTCTAACGTACCCTCGTTATTTAGTTTTTTTGGTCACCTTCAACTGCGCCTTCTACTGCTTGCTGACCTTGTACGCCTTTTAAAAGTGTACTTTCAGTAAATGCAGTTTCTAACGCCTTTGTAAGAAGCTCTAACGTTAATTCTTCTGCTTCAAACGCTTCATCAAGAATATCTACAACTTGGTCTACGTTTTTGTTTTTGAAGTCCTTTTCACGCTTTAAGCAAGCCCATAAAAACACGTTAATCGTTTCTAACTTGTCCATACCTTCTTCGCTTAGTACGTTAAATACGCCTTTACCGTAATGCGTTTCTAATGCACGTAAAGATTTGTAAGTAAATTTTAGTTCGTATTCTTTGCCCTTTAGTGTAATTAATGCCATTTTAAATATCCCCTTTAGTTTTATATTTATCTATATCTGTAGTTTTAGTTTAAATTAAAAAGGAGCGGTTACCCGCCCCGTTAATTACGCTGATGCAGGTGTTAGTGCGCCTGTACCTTGTAATTCTACGCTGTACGTAGCAGAATCGTCATACTTACCTTCAAGGTCACGTGATGTAATCAACGCTGTACCTTCTTCGGTAGGTTGCCCTTCTTCTTGGATACGTACTTTAATTTTTTCTTTATTGCGCATTGCAGTTTTAAGCTTTTCAAAACCTGCATCGTCAGTAACGTAAATACCGTCTGCTGAAATTTTCCACTCACCAAAACCGTACTCAAATTCTTTAAATCCGTTAGTTAACTTGTTTGTTGTTTCAACTGTTTCAACGGATTCTGAAATAGTTGCCGATTGTTGACCGCCTACTACAATGTAAGTACCTGCTGTAGCGCCTTCAACTAATAGTAAAATATCTGCACCTCTTACTGCCATTAAAAATCACTCCTGTTAAATTAGTTTTAATTGCAATACCGTAGCATCAATATATCTACGGTGCTTACTTGTTTCACTTTCAATGTTTGCTGTAGTGATAGGCATAATATTAGTTACGTCTACCCTAAAGCTACCTATAACATCGTTAACGTCTGTGTCAAATAGTTCAATAGGTTCTTTCATTAATGCACGTTTAATTTTGTCACCTAATTTAGCGTTTTCACTGTGCGTTGCGCTATATGCTCCAATTTGGAAGTTATATGTATCCGCTTCGTATTGGTATAACTTGTCAAGCACACGTGAACTCGTTATTAAGTTTTCAACGGTAACAAACGGGAATTTTTCTTTAGTAACATTAACCCCGTTATAAAGCCAAACTACGTTAGTTAATTCAGGTAGCTTGCTTTTTAAATGCCTAATAATGCTGTACTGTATGCTGTGAAGCATGTTATCCACCTCGTAGCGCTTTTCTAATATCTGATTTTAGCAACGGCTCATGTTTTGTAATGTTGTTACGGAAGAAACCTTTTTTCGTTTGGTGTTCGTATTCCTGTACCTGTGCGTACTCTACGTTAGTGCCGTAACTGCGTTGCATTGGCTTTGTTTCTTGCGGTATAATATCAATACTATTGCGTAGCTTACCCGTGTCTACAGGCGCAGAAGCCTTAGTATCATTTACCATTAGTAACGCACGCCGTTCAACTGCTTCATCAACCTTTTGCTCTAATTCTGCAATTTGATTTTCCGTAAGCTTTCTGAAATCCTTCATACCTTTAGTTGATATAAATACGTTCATACCTGCCATATTAAGTCACCCTATGCGCAACGACTTCATATCGGTTAAGCCCGCCTAAACCACGTGGTTCAATACTGTATATAGCATAAGCAACGCCATCTACTTCTACGTTATTAACGCCTTGTAAACTAACATCGCCATCAAACGTAATATAAATATCGCCTACGTCTAACGCTATACCACTTACAACCATCTTTAAGCCTGCCACTGCTGATGTAAAACCCTTTACAATAGCATAAACCGTTTCATCGTTTGTAGTAGTTATTTCTTCTTGCGTGTACGGGTCTACAGTAACAACCGCTTCCCGTTTTAGTATTACGGGCTTTTTACGCTTATCCGTTAATTCGGCACGATTCGCCTTTATCATTTCAATATCTTCGTTCGTTAACACGTAAACACCCTTCCTTTAAGTTAATACGTACGTAGTGTAGCTTGTGCAATTCGGGTGCGGGTTTAGCACTTCGGGGTCTGTAGCAAGGTAAATACCTTCGCCTAAACCATATCTATCAATGTGTTCCATTTCTGAACATCTATGCGTAGGTTTATCTGCTTCTCCACGATGAATTTGCAATGCTTTTACTACGTTACTTGCCTGTGCTGTATATGCGCTTGCTGTACGGTAGGCTACATTGCCTTCGGTAATTACAAGCCGTCTTATCTTCCATGTTTCGTTATCATGCACTTTGCGTACATTAGCTACAATGCTGTTAACGGACTGCCCTCGAATTATTCCACTCCGAATTACTTGCTCTAACGTATTGCGCTGTTGCTTTGCTAACTGCCAAACACGGTCAGATAACACTAAACCATCGTTACCAAAACGATTAACTACGTATTGTAAAACACGTTCGCTAATTCGGTCAAATGCCCCACCGCTTACAACCGCACCGTCTAAGCCACTTAAACCTTGTTGTATTGCTTGCAAGCTACCCGCTAAACTAAAGTTAGCAGACTGTGTAATAACGTTATTTAGCACGCTTACGCCAATGGTATTTAGCTTATTTTCGTATGCATCTAAATCAGAAAGTAACGAAACAAGACGGGTTTTAGCTATAACATTATCGCTGTTAGCCAATTGTATAAGTTCTAACGATAATTCATCACGAACACGGCTTATTTCTTTAACTGCAAAACCTTGCAAGCTTGCGTTTATACCTTCATATTGTTTAGCAGTTTCTTCAAGTAAACGTGCCATTAACGCCTGTCTTTCAGCGTATGTTTTTGCCATAACCTATCTATCCGCCCTTTCTATAGTAGTCCAACGTGTGCTAATACCACTAACTGTTACTGTGCTTGGGTTGTACGTTGCGTATGCCGTTTGAAATTCATTCGCCATCGCAATATACTGCGTAACTAACATTGTTTTATCAACTTGCTCGTCACCGTCAACGTATTTGAAATAATGCGCAACAGATAACGCAATACTTCTGCACCCTACAGACTGCGCTAATAAAAGTACAGCGCCTACTTCATTTTCAGGCACTTCCTCAACGGTCAAATATCCATGCAGTAAAACTGCATCATCTAACCAACTTTCAACATCATCTGTAGTAACGTTTGGTACTTTATCAAATTTGCTTGTAAGGCGTGTAATTAACGTAGCTTTGTCAGCCATCTAAAACACCTCATTCTTCTGTTTTCTTGGTACGCTTACGTGCAGGCTTTTTAGCTTCTGCCTTTGGCTTTGCTTCCTCAACGGGTTCGTCAATTAACTCTACATAACCAATTTTAACTAAATGGGCTACTTGTCGTTCAGTTAATTCAACTACCTCACCTTTGCGTTTACCTGCTACTACAGCGTTCAATACACGTACTTTTTGTTTAGCCATGCTTTACATCCCCTTTCGTAGTTATAATAAAAAGAGCGGGTTTAAGCCCGCCCTCGGTTATTAAACTGTGTATACGTCAGCGTGGAAAATTAAGTCAGGCTTATTAACCACAGGCGCACCCGCCGCTACTGCTTTGATAATAGATTCGATAGGCTCGTCTTTATCTTTTGCAGTTAACGCAATACGTGGCTCAAAGTTAGCTTCTACAGATGGTCCGATAAGGAAGTTACCTACACCTTTAGAAAGCATAACTACACGGTTAACAGGGAAGAACTCAATTACTTCGTCTTGTCCTGTGTAAATATCTTTAACAGTTACTTTGCGGTCTGTAACAATTTGGATTGATGGTAAACCAAAGCCACTTAGTACAGCGTTAAGTTCTGCTTGTGATACACGTGTAGAGCCTGTTGGACGACCTGCTTCTACGATGATGTTTTGGTTACGTAGTAACTTAGCTTGTGTTTCACGGCTCATAAGAATTGCCTCAGGCGTTTGCCCTGTGTTTTTCTCATAAGTGTCAACAAAGTTTAATAAGTCACCTACTACATCGTGGTCTACTTCGTCCCAGTCGTTGCCATCAGTTAATGCAACTTTATGCTCCGTTGGGATACCATAGTCTAACGAAATTTTAACTCCGTTTTTATTGTAGTTAAACGTACCTTTAAACAATGCTTCTGCTTTAAGCACTTGGATACGGCGTTGTAACGCTTCTACAAGTGATGCAGACTTAACAGTTAATTTATCTACCATATCTGCTTTCTCGCCATTACGTCCTTGATGCAACGCAAGTAATTCTTCTTCGGTAGCAATGTACTTAATACCGAATTTAGCGATTTCACCGTATTTAGAAGCAACTGCATCACGGTCTACAACTGGTGGCTCTGAACCAATACCAATCATTGCGGCGATGTGTTTGTTATGCTTGATGATGTCGTACGCAAATGTACGGCTGTAAGTTGTTGAGTTAGGTAAGAACGTGTCTACCTGTGAAGGTACTGCTTCCTGTACCGTTTCATCAACTAAACCACGTAGAGCGGGTTCTTGAAATTCTTGTAAATGTGTAATTCCTGCCATTATTTTTTCCTCCTAATAATTAAAATTTATTTTGTTATAAACGGCATTATTGTAAATAGCATCTTGCGGAGAAGTAGGTACTTCGTCCGCTATTAGATGTTTTTTACGAATCGAATGTTAGGCACTTTGCCTTTGAAAGTAGCTGTAACTGATGCAGGTAATTTAGCATCGTAAACAGAGCCACGAACAATTACTTCACCAACGATAGTGTCAGCAGAAGTTTGCTCAATATCAATGTTTAGAATACCGAAATCGTCATAGTTAGCTACGTTTGCATCAACAAACTTAACCCATTTTCCAGTAGCTTTGTCACGTGCAATAGCTTCACCTAATGCGTATGCAACACCGCCTGTTAAAGTTACCCCTGCTTCTACAAATTGTAGATGTTCAGAAGCTAAAATGTTTTTTCCGCCTTTAAATGCTGTTTGTGACGTTTGTAAAGTGTAAGCCATACTGTTTTTCCTCCTAATTAGTTTTTATAAGCTTGGCTTATAGTAAGCCTTGCTCACGTAATCGTTTAATGCGTGCCTTACCTGCCTCGTATTGGTCGGTAGGCTTAGGGTCTTGCTTGCGTGGATTGTTGCCCGTTGGGTCTACGCCTTTTGTACGTGGCGGTAAATCCACTTTTAGTTCGTCAATAGAAGCTACCAATTCTTCTTCGTTAGTGCCTTCTACAAACTTTGCATAACGCTTAATTTGCTCGGCATCATAACCTGCTTGTGCCAACAATGCATCACGTTTAGCTGTTAATGCTAACGCTTTTTGCTCGGCTAAATCTTGCTGTAACGTTTCGTATAATTCCTTATACTTTTCGTTTTCAATAAGCGCCTTTTTCTCGGCTTCCTTACGTGCTTCTTCTGCCTTTTCTTCTGCTTTACGTTTTTCACGTACTAAGCGTTCCTTAATTAGCTTATCTACTTCTTCCTGTGTAAAGGTTTTATCCGCACCTTCGGGCGTAGCTTTTGGTTCAGGTTCAGGGTCAGTAGCGCCTTTTGGGTCAGGGTCAGAGAAAAATTGTAAGTTTAGCTTTAATGGAAATTTAGGTTTAACTTCTTCTTTAATGAACATTATCGTTTCCTCCCGTTTTTAGCTCGTCAGCTATTAATTATCCGTCAGTTTAGCGACTTATCGTAGGTCAAAGTAAAAAGGCGAACTACTAAACTGTAGTTGCGCCTGCTGTGCTTTTGTCCTTGCCTGTAGCGCTGTTTTGTGCGCCTTGTGCTGTGTTAGTATTACCTTGCTGTTGAACGCCTGTAGCGCCTGCGTATGGGTCTGTCAAGGCTATTGCCGTTTGTTTCTCTTCGTCAATTTCCTGTTTCTTAGCTTTAACGTTTTGAACGCCGAGACGTTGCATAGCGCCTGCTGTACTTTCAAACCCGCTTGTCGTTTCTAATGTTAATAGTTCAACAAGTTCAGCACGGTTTTCAGGTAATGGTAACGCAAACTTAATTTCGTTTTCGTAGTCATCGCCAATTTCACGTAACACTGCTTTATCGTATGCGAACTTAGGTCTATCTGTACGTGCTTGCAAGTAGCGTACCGTTTTTTCGTGTAACTCTTGTAAGCGTTCTTGCCAAACTAACCAATGTTCTTCGGTTTCTTGAATAATTGTATGGAACAAAATTTGTAGCGCATCACCGTTTAAGCCACCAAAATTTAATTCTTGTGGTACGATGTTTGGTACGCCTGTAATTTCATGTAGTGCGCCTTTAACACGTGCGTAGGTATCTTGGTACGCATCTTTCCAACCAAACGTACCTTCAATACGCTTAATGTCAGGCGTTTTGCCTTCGCCCGAAGCTGTAGCTTCAAGTACAGAGCCAGGAGCGATACGCACCTTGTCTGCTGTGCCTGCGGGTACGTTTAAGAACGCTGTAATACCAAACATTTCAAACTTTAAGCTGTCAATAGCATCTTCGTTTAATTGGTTTAAAATATCAGTTTGTTCTTTCATATCTTCGGCTTCATTGTTAATGCCTGCTCTACCACTAATATCAGCAATAGGGAAAAGCACTACAGGGATAAAGTCAATATCCATACTTTCACGTGCTGTAATAACGTTTACTACTTTTAAAGTTTCATCGTATTCAGCATCTTCTAAATAACAAAGCCCGTCAGCATCATCTAAGCTAAACGTTTGCTTTCTAATTAGTTCGTTACCTTTATCGTCTGTACGGAAAGTAATGAAGTGTACCGCTAACAGGTCGTTAAAATCATCGTTACTGTAAACAGGTACAATTTCAGTGTCAGGTCTAAAAAACCATTCAATGCGCCCCGTACGTGGGTTAAACGCTATCTTACAACCAACGTTACCTGCAATTAAACGGTCACGGCTCGCTTGTAAAAGCTTTTCACGCATCTTTGTTTCTTTCCATATCTTCTGTAACAACTTTTGGTAACCATCAGCACGCTTGTCTTCTTTCTTTTGTGCTGTGCTTGGCTCGTAATCAGGGTTAGCCATATCTACGGGGTCATCAATTTGTTTAGGTTTAACTACTACGTTATGTTGACCGCCCATTTGCCATCGGCTTTTACGTTGAATGAACGTTTTAAAATAGTTAGTTGCGTAACGTGTAGGGGTATAATCAAGCCCGTCAGGTCTTGGCAAGTCTACCGCCCGTACTAACTGCCCTGTACGTGGGTCAATGTGTTGTTTACCATCGTAATATTGGTAAAACTTTAATTGCGTTTGCATACGTTGCCACGTGTCGCTTCCTAACGCTTGTTGAAACGGACTAAAAAGTAGGTCGTCCATTTCTGTCGGTGAAAGCAAGTTGTAATCAATCATGTACTGCACCTACCTTTTTCGTTTATTTGCTACCCGCACGCTACCGTACGTACCGTTACTTGCGTTATGCGCCATACTAACGGCATCGGGTGCATCATCGTGCTTGTGCATTGGATACATTTCAAATTGCTCTAACATTTCACGGTGCTGTTCTTTAAAACGTAACTTGCCACGTTGAATGTCAGGTAATAGCGCTTCAATACGTAGTGCTTTACGTGTGCGCTGTTTAACGTACTTTAACCGTGTATTAGCAGGGTATCCGTGGT